AAGGACCTTATGGATGTGCAGACCTAACCGCTGCGACTGATTGCACCCTCATTGAGGAGGCGAAATCAATTGCAAGAGGAGTAGTATTCGCTCTAGAAGAGCGAGGACTTATCCCGGAGTGGTTAGTAGGAAATGCGACTGTGCTAGTCGACGTTCTTCTTCGCCCTCAAATCGTTGAACCACCAGTGTGGTTAGACGATAAGATTGTTGCGGAGAATTTTCCATTTACTACGAAACGCAGCGTCCCAATGGGGATGCCACACTCGTGGGTGTTGCTTTGTCTCGGGCAACTCTTTCATCTTGAAAGAGCTCTCCGATTGAGTCCAATTCCTCCTATCAAGAGGAATATTGTCGTCTGTGGAGACGATACTGCAACTTCTGGATCTAACGTCGAAACGGAGCTGGCATTCAGAACTTCTTTGAGGAGTTCTGGATACCAGCTCTCTAGCGGAACAGATGTCATCTCAAATCACTGTGTTCAGTTTACTGAACAATTGTGGGTTGAGGTTTCGGTTCCAGGTGTACAGAAGAATACGTTCTTAAGAATAAGAACGCCGTTCATCAAATCACTTACAGCCAAGGACCCTCCCCCGAGGGGCCCCAATAGGGGCCCTTCGGAGAAGAATTCCTTGTCAGGTCGCGGTACTGCGATGACAACTCAAACTACTTACATCCAAATGCCTTTCTCTGAGAAGCGTTGGATTGATAGAGTTCGAGTTGCATCTCGGTTATTTTCCGTATACTGCAATTATGAGATCATTGCTAAAGCCAAGGTGTTAGACCTTCCTCCCTACATTCCTAAGGAATTTGGGGGTTTAGGATTCTCTCACCCTGACTCTAGAGGACTTTTCCATACACGTCCGTTCTTTCTAAAAGGTATCAATGTTTTGATCCGTATGGATCAAAACATCCGATATATATTAGAATTTAGAACTTTGTCTAGCCTTTGGACTATCTCGGAAGTCAATCTTCACGAGGCCGAAGCTAGGAGGTTATATACCTCGTGGCAAGATAGCGTTTTTGAAAAACGGTATCAAGCCACTACAATAGCATCCCTTCGAGCAGTCACAGATGTTTTGAACATTGATGACCGTGCGAAGTGGGTGGACGTGGCCCAACTCAATTATATGTTATTCGGACAGTCAATCCAAGAAGGAGACTGGGAAGCATATGACTTGATTAAATGGGCGTGTGAGCAACTGTCTGGCG